TGTTTGAATGGTGGATAAGCGGTAAGGGTAACAAAGGCGACCCAGATCAGGGGGTGCTATTTGAATGATTCCCAAACCTAAGGAAGAAATTGATTCGCTACTTAAAAATTGGGAGGGTAAATAATGAAAAAGACAGTGGTAGTCGAAACCTTTAGCAATGGCACGGAGTACGGTTTATTTTTAGAGAAAAACTGTTTTAAATGCAGGCATTATGTCGGCTGGGAAGTAGCAACTGCAGAAAACCCTGAATGCAGCATAGAAGCGGATATAGCAGAAGCCATGTTTAACGAGGACAAGTTCCCGGAAGGCAAGATAATGATGGACATAGAGGACGGCAAGCCTTATATACCGCATTGCGTTGATTTTACAGAAGTATAAAACATTGCTGCAACTGTAATAATGGTTATATTGCAGGGAAGTGTTGACCTATAGCGAAAGATATAATATGATAATTGCAAGGAGTTGCCAATATTGCTGAAAAAACCTGCACGCATAAAAGATGAAGCAGTGTTAGATAAGATCCGGGGCAAGCCCTGTGCAGTAAAGGATTGCAACCGGCCGGGCGTACCTGCACACTTTAAAACAGTAGGATCAGGTGGCCCGGACAGCGAAGAAAATTGCCCGCCGTTATGCTACATACATCACTCCGAGGAACATACCATTGGAAGAATAACCTTTAGAAAAAAATATAATTTGCCTATCCCTAACATTAAAGGAGGTCGTTATTATGGAAGTTAAGGGAGTAACAGCAGCAGGAACTAATATATATTGTGCATTTGACCAGCTTGTACCGATCGGCGAGGTAAAGCCGAACCCAGAAAATCCGAATACTCACCCTGATGAGCAGGTTGAAATGTTAGCAAATATTATAGCAGGGCAAGGCTGGCGAACACCGATAACGGTAAGTAATAGATCAGGTCTGATTGTAAGGGGTCATGCCCGGTTGTTAGCTGCAGAGTATAACGGCGAAACCGATGTACCGGTAGATTACCAAAATTACGAATCGCAGGCTTCGGAATACGCTGATCTCATAGCCGACAATAGAATAGCTGAATTAGCCGACATGGACAATACTATGTTAAAAGATATGATCGAAAATTATATTGATACCGGCGAGTTGGATCTGGAAATGACCGGTTTTAAAACGGAGCATTTAGAAGCATTAATGACCCAGTTTCATGAACCCGGCGCCGAATTTTTTGAAGAAGATCCTAACTCCGGTGATAACCAGCCTAAAGTTATAACCTGTCCTGAATGTGGCCATGTATTTGAGCAATGAGAGTGCATATAGCAGGTCTTAAAGGGTACGGGTATATATGTGACTTAATAGTAGATGCAAAACGGCATGTCAACGGCGACATTAACGCAGAAGGCAATGACTTGTTAGCGAAGGTGATAAATGAAAGCAGGGGAAACGATGATAAGATGAAAATATTTTTAGCTGGTGAACATACCGTTAAAAACGGCAACCTTGCAGACTGGAGCGAAGCCAATATACTGGAATCATATTATTATGCATGCAATAATAAGTATGTGGCAAGGTTACTGCAAAACATGGACAAGGATCGTTTTATGCTTGACAGTGGGGCAGCAACTTTCCATAAGGGCAATATAACGGTAGACTATGATCGCTACACCAAGGAATATGCGGAATTTGTAAATAAACATAATATAAAGTTGTTTGTTGAGATGGACATAGACAATCAAATAGGTTTAAAGCAGGTAGAAAAGCTGCGGAATGTATTAGAAACAGAAACAGGTATAAAGCCATTAGTAGTGTGGCACCCGGGCAGAGGCAAGCAGTATTATTTAGATATGTGCAAGGAATATAAATATATTGGATTAGGTGGCATTACCGATAAAAAGGCCAGAGATAAAACAAAGAAACACTTTTTATGGTTTATTAGCAAGGCAAGGGAGCAGGGAACAAAAATTCACGCTTTTGGTTACACCGGAATGGACGTATTGAAATATCCTTTTGATTCGGTTGATAGTACAGCATGGCTTTACGGTAACAGATCAGGCCATTTATATTATTTTGATGGCAGCAGAATAATTAAAAAGGCGAAACCGGCCGGAACAAAACTTAAATCACGAGCAGTTGCGTTGCATAATTTTAACGAATGGGTTAAGTTTGGGAAGTACATGGAAACATTTAAATAAGAAGTGTGCGGTTCAACGGCAGCCTGCAAAAAACTGCCGGGCCTATAAAGGCCAAACAAAACTAAGGGTAGTGTAAGACCCTACCTAAAAAAACTGGAGGAGAATAAAAAATGGAATTCAGTATGGACTTTAATTCGTGGTTATGGATTATCGCAGTATTTGTGCAATTCGGCCTTGTTACACTGGCCTACAGGGTATTCGGAAAGATTGGCTTATTCGCCTACATGGGAATATCGATATTTCTGTTAAATCTTGTATCGGTTAAGCTGGTTGAATATGGCATGGTTGGTGGTCTGGCATTGGCAGCCGGACACATGTTGTTTGGATCAACGTTTTTAATCACTGACATTTTAAACGAAAATTATGGTAAAAAGGTGGCCAGAAAAGCAGTATGGATGGGCCTATTTTTTGCAGGCACAGCGATGGGAATGGCCTATCTGGTCACTTTTTATATACCGGCCGAAGCCGACATAATGCACGAACATCTACACACAGTGTTTGGGTTTGCCGGTAGAATCGTAATAGCATCGTTTACAGCATTTTTAATTTCAGGGTTAGCGGATATATACTTGTACAGGTATTTCCGTGATAAAAACTGGGGTAAAATATGGATCTCTAATAATGCCAGCACATGGATAACCAAAACCCTTGATGCAGTTGTATTCGCTTCTATAGCATGGTACGGTGTGTTCCCGGTAGAAATGGTTGTTTCAATGATGGCTGTTTCTTACCTTTTCGATATTGTTACTACTGCACTCGATACACCCTTTGTCTATCTTGCTCGCTGGCTGAAAGATAACGGCAAGGTCGGAATCGGAACATTTTACGAAGAAGCATAATATAAAAAGAACCGCACACTTTTTATATATAAGGAGTAGGAAATAAATGGAAACCTTGAGAGAGAAGCAGGCCTTTGAGTTTTATTACAAGCAAGGCAATGAAAGATCGTACATGTCAACGGCAAGACAATTTAATGTCACCAAAAGGACAGTGGCAAGGTGGGCCAAAAAACACGGCTGGCAGGAGAAAGTTCAGTTAAGGGATCAGAACAATGCGAAGGAACTGGAAAAGCGGACAGACAAAAGTGTCGTTGATCAGAAAGCAGAACTGTTAACGGTGATCCGCTATGCTATATTTGGGAAGGATCAGTTTGCGGATCGATTACGTAAAGGCGAGATAAAGGCCAAAGATATGTTCGAGTTTAATGTATTATTTAAGAACATGCTCTTATTGTTAGGCGAGGAAACAGAAAGAACCAGCCATGAGATAAGCGGGGAGTTGCAAAACATTGTCACAGACAGCGAGTTTCTGCGAGCGTTACAACAAGCTGACGAGCAGCGAGCAAGCAAAGGCGATACTGACAGCGAATCCTAATCGCTGGTTAGAAAAAACAACCGGTGAAACCTTTTGGGATAAGCAGGAGCAGGTTGCCAAAGCGGTAGCGGTATATCCGAGGGTAGGTGTGGCCAGTTGTAATAGTGCCGGTAAGAGTTTTTTAGCTGCTCGCATTGCTGCATGGTTTTTAAACGTTTATTCGCCTTCCATTGTTATTACTACTGCACCTACAGACCGGCAGGTAAGACGGATCTTATGGAAAGAGATACATAATGCCTACAATAAAGCAGTTGAAAAGGGCAATAAGTTAGGCGGTGAACTGTTAACCAAAGAATGGCGGTTTGCGGAGGATCATTTTGCTCTGGGTTTTTCATCTAAAGACTATGATGCAACAGCGTTTCAGGGTATTCACAGCCCTTATTTACTGGTAATAGCTGATGAAGGGGCAGGGTTAAGCGAGAGCGTATGGGAAGGCATATTTTCTATATTAAAAGGTGGTCATCACAGGCTGTTAACTATAGGCAACCCGACAACAATAGAAGGCCAGTTTTATCAAATATTCCAGAATGAAAATTGGTGGACTACCTATATATCGGCTTATGATACCCCTAATTTACAAGGGCAAGGCATTAAAGTGCCGGGCCTTATTAACCGGGAAGATATAGAGAACGCAAAAATTGATTGGGGAGAGGATAGCCCATTATTTAAGTCAAGGATATTAGGCCAATTCCCGGACAGCCTGCAGGACACATTTATACCCCTGCATGTAGTAGATCAGGCCGGTGCCGGTGAATGGTCTAACAATGTAGATAAAGATGAACCTTTGCATGTAGCTGCCGACCTTGCAAGGTATGGTGATGACGAGAGCGTGTTTACTGCAAGGCATGGTCAGTTGGGTTTTAACTGGGAATCGTTAAGTGCGGATCAGTTGGGAACATTAGGCATAATGACGGCAGCCGGAAAGCTGGTGGCCTTCGTTAAAAAGTCGCTTGATATATTAGGCGAAAAGTCTTTACCGGTTATAATAAAATGCGATGCAGTAGGTTTAGGCGGTGGCGTGCCGGATCGGTTAAGGGAAATGAAGGCAACCGGAGAAATACCGAACAACTGGTTAATATACGACATGAGTGCAGGCAGTAAAGCAAGGCAACCGGAGAAATATGTTGATGCCGGTACCGAATGGTGGAAAGGTTTAGCGGATAAGCTAAAGGCAGACATGGCCTTTGGGCCGTTATTCGCAAATAAGAAGGTTCAATCGCAGTTATGCAGCAGGAAATATGAATATACAAGTGCGGATAAAGTAAAATTAGAGAGCAAGGATAAGATTAAAAGCCGGGGATTACCTTCTCCGGACTGGGGGGATTCGGTTGCCATGCTTTATGTAGAGCATCGTTATCATAAATCAAACATGACCGGTGTAGGCAGCACACACGCAAAGGAGGCTATTAACTGGTAATGAAAAAGGACATTGATAAGCTATTAAGCGAAGGGTTAAATCAAAAGCAGGTTGCCAGCCGGTTAGGGGTACACCCTTCAACGGTATCACGTCATATAAAGCTGGCCGAGCCGGTTACGAAGGCAACCATGAAGAAAGAGATCGGCAGTGTAGGGCAATCACATTCGGCCTTGTTTAGTGCCTTTGGTGGTGGTGAGTATTTACGTGAGGTTAAATGGCCAGCCAGCATAGACCAGTATGATAAAATGCGCAGATCCGATGCACAGGCACAGGCCATGCTGCTGGTTATGGAGTTACCGTTAAGGTCAACGAAGTGGTATGTCAAGCCTTTTAGTAACGAGCCAAAAGATGTTGAAATAGCCGAAACCATAGAGGAAAATTTGTTTGCAGGCCCGCCTAAAGGGTTAACCATGCATTGGGATGACTTTTTAAGGGTAGCTTTGACCATGCTTCCGTTCGGTTATAGTGTATTCGAGAAAGTATTTGAAGTTAAAAACGGTTATGTCCGGTGGAAAAAGTTTGCTCAACGGCCACAGCGTACCATTGCCGACTTTCGCTATGACGAAAATGGTGGGCCGGAAGGTATTAAACATTTAAAGGTTAAGGGAGCCAGCTATGAACATATTAATATACCTATTGATAAGCTGATTGTTTTTTCTTATAGAATGGAAGCCGGTGACATGTTAGGACAGTCGGTGTTAAGGTCAGCTTATAAGCATTGGAAGATAAAAGACTTTTTATATAAGATCAGCAATATAGGGATAGAGCGAAACTATGTAGGAACGCCGACTATGGAGTTGCCGGAGAATTACAGCGAAGAAGATTACGATAGGGCCAAAAGGCTGGTTGAGGATTTAAGGTCGGCCGATGCAGGAGGGGCCTTAATACCTCACGGCTTTATATTGGATCTGTTTGAAGGTAAAAGAGGCCTTGCTGATGCCCTGCCATTTATTGAGCATCACGATGTCATGATGGTGCGTTCCATACTGGCACAGTTTATTAATTTAGGCAGTAAAGATGTCGGCAGTTATGCCTTGTCGAGTGATCAATCAGATATGTTTTTAATGTGCTTAAATGCTACTGCAGAATATATAAAGAATACAATTAACAGTTACGCTATTCCGCAGTTGGTTGAGTATAACTGGGATGTAGCCGGTTATCCTACTATTAACTATGAGCCGATCGGCAAGGAAAGCACACAGTTGCTAAAGGTATTAAAGGATCTTGTGGCTGGCAAGCTAATAGTGCCGGACGAAAATATTGAAAGCTGGTTACGCAATATGCTTGAGTTGCCGGAGAAAGGAGATCCTTTAGGCAATAGTGAACCTACTGCATTAAAGGAAAAGGTAACTTTTAGCGAAGCCGGTGAAAGGAGGTGGCGAAGGGATTTAACGGCTTGGGAAAAAAGGGTTAACCTTGAAGAAATAGAGCAGAAATGGGATAGTGAGGAAGAAAAGCTAATAGCTAAAGGCAAGGAGATCAGCGATAAGCAGATCGAGGACTTGTTTGAACGGATCAGAAAGGAAGTTGAGAAAGGCAATTATGCGGAACTGGCCAAAATACCGGTAAGATACCGGGGAGAGTTTAGCCAGTTTATGGGCCAGCAGTACAGGGATCTTGTTGAGTTTGGTAAAGAGCAAGGATCCGGCGAAGTAGGTATTGACAGCGAGGACGTGCCTACTTCAAACAAGCTGCGAAATATAGCGAACGCTAAGTCGGCTGCATCTGCGGATCAGTTAGCACAAAGACTTAAAACGCAGGCAGTTATGGCAGTATTAGGGGCCATAAAGGAAGGCAAAACTGGAAACGAAGCGATCTATAATGCAAGGGAACAGGCTAAAGAGCGAGCCGAAAAAGAATTAAAGGCCACAGCATCGGCACAAGTAGGTGATGCCATTAACGATGGCCGACAGCAGGCAGCAGATAAGGCCGGTGTTAAGCTGGCCCAGTATAGCGCTATATTAGATGATGCAACCTGTCCGTTATGTCGCTGGATGGACGGCTTAATTATTAGAACTGATAACCCTGATTATGGCATATTCTCTCCACAGGTTCACCAATATTGCCGGTGTGTATGGGTATATATACGGCCAGACGAAGAACCGCAGCCGGATCCTACATGGGAAACCCCTCCGGCCGATCTGGTTGACAGGCATGGCAGCATGATATATCAGGAGGTTTATTAACAGCTTGTTAACGTTAATATTGCATTAATAAACCGTTAATAAATAAAACTTGTTAACGCACTTATTAACGCCTAAAATTTACCAGACCGGAAGAGCCTTATATAGCAGGCATTGTAGCGTTTATTAATGTTAATGTTAACTATAAAGTAAAGATCTTTTGTTAATAAACTCTCTCTAGTACATAGTACGGTACTGGTTGCGTACTACAGGAAGATCTTTAAGATCTTTAAATGCAGTAGTTAATAATGATATAATCATTAAAAAGGAGGGTAGTATATGCCAAGTACATTAAAACGGTATAAAGGAAAGTTGGCCTATTTGTTGAAGAAGTATGGTGACAGACAAACGGCCATAAAAAAGGCCCGGTCGTATGCAGGCGGTAAAAGTAAAGGAAAAAATAAGGTTAACAAGTTACAATTCCCAGATGAATTTCCCTTTGAATCATTTACTGCCTGCGTGGAGCGAATGAATGGTGAAGTTGATAACCCACAGGCTTATTGTGCTGCATGGGTAAAGCATGCGAAGGGGCATTGGCCAGCAGAAGCCAGCGAGGAAGCGAAACAGCTATTGCAGGAAGGAGGAATGGGTGCATTGAATAGGTTCGTTAATGTAGTTAAGTTAAACGAAGATGTTAACGAGGTTGAAATATTAAGAACTGGTGAATGGGATCATCCACAATACGGCAAAATTAAGATAACTGAACCTGTAATTGACAATATGATTAAAAATTTCTATAATAACGTCAGAGGGGTTGACCTCGCAGTTGATCAGGCTCATAAACCAGACGATGGAGCAGCAGGCTGGTTTAAGGAGTTACGAAAAGAAGATACCGGCATTGCTGTTCGTTTAATGGCCAAAATTGAATGGACACCAACTGGCAAGGAGTTGATCAAGAGCAAGATATTTAGATACTTTAGCCCCGAATTTACGTTTAACTACAAAGACGCCGAAACTGGAAACCAGATCAAGAATGTTTTGTTTGGTGGAGCATTAACTAATAGACCTTTTATTAAAGGAATGGCCCCAGTACTGCTTGATGAAGCCACAGCAGAAGAAATAACCAATCAGGAAATAGCATTAATGGAAAATCGTATCTTCACATCGGGTAAATCCGGTAATGAGCCGGATAATTATAACCATAAAACGGAAGGAGGAAATGATCTGATGGAACTGAAGGAAATTAGGGAGTTGCTGCAGTTGTCAGAAGATGCAACCGAGCAGGAGGTTGTTACTGCATTGGCCGATAGTTATGGTGAACTTAAAGATGTAGTAAGTGGCCTGTATGAAAAACTTGAATTAAGCGAAGAAGCAGGGGCAGATGAAGCCCTGCAGGCGATAGAAGGACTTAACGAAAAGGTTAAGGCTAAAGAAGATGAAAGCCAGACCTTATCGGAAAGGATCGCAACGCTGGAAGCACAAACCAAAGAATCTAACTGGGAACAGCTTAAGACAAAGGCAATGAGCGAAGGCAAATTGACAGCAAAGCAGGCCGAAAAGTTTAAGCCGATGTACTTTAAGGACCCGGAAGGAACTAAAGGCATTATTGAAGCCTTGTCGCCGGTTATTGACTTGAGCGAACATGGCAGTAACCAGCAAAGCGAAAGCAGTATTGAACTTTATGAAAGCAAGATCAAAGAAAAAATGAAAGATGCCGAAGGACTGCAGTATGCAGAAGCAGCCCGGATGGTGGCCAGCGAAAACCCCGATCTTTGGAAAAAGGTTGACGAAGAACGGCGCCATTAAGGGAATTAAACCCTTTACGAAAGGAGCGGAATTAAATGCCGAATATTAAAATATTGGCAATTAGTATGAAGGCCGAAGCTGACCTGTCAACACATCAATTTAAACTGGTTAAATTAACCGGCGACCGGCAGGTTAACCTTGCCGATGGCAATGCCGGTGAAGCATGTCTTGGTGTTTTGCTTAATAAACCAGATGCGAATGAATATGCCGAGGTTGCAGTAATGGGCCAATCGCAGGTAGAAGCCGGGAATACGATAACGGCTGGCCAGTTATTGCGGTCAAACGGTTCTGGTGTAGCACAGCCAGTAGCAGCAGATAAGGATCGTGCGTTTGGTGTGGCATTGGCCGGGGCAAGTTCCGGTGAGCAATGTCCTGTACTGCTTATTCCCGGTGGGGAATCAGGCGATTACAGTTAAATAAAATCTTTTAGGAAAGGAGTTGCAATTTAAGTGAATCCTACAGCCAGTGACGTAAGAGTTGACCCAGTATTAACTAACATGAGCATAGCGTACCGTAACAGCATGTATATTGCCGAGCAAGTCTGGCCAATAGTACAGGTTGACGGTATGTCTGGCAAGTATTATATATTTGATCGTGGCGAATGGTTCCGTGACGAAGCACAGGTAAGGGCACCCGGCACAGCATCAGAAGGGGGAGGTTTTACCCTGTCTGATGACAGCTATAGTTGTGAAGAAAAGGCATTTCACACCTTATTGGCTGACGAAGTGCGCGATAATGCCGATGCTGTGTTAAGAATGGAAGCTGCAAAGGCTAACTATGTAACCGATAAGATCCTGCTGACCTTGGAAAAAGCAGTTGCCGATAAGATAATGGATACCAGCAACTGGGATAACGATACCACGTTGTCCGGTACCGACCAGTGGAGCGATTATGATAACAGCGATCCGATCGATGACATAGTTACCGGTATTGAAGCGGTTGAAGATGCAACCGGTGTGCCGCCTAACACAATGGTATTAGGCCTTCCGACATGGCGTAAATTAAAGCATCACCCGGACATTACTGACCGGATGGCAGTAACTAATACAAGGGTTTCAAGTCTGCAGATCCTGCAGGAGTTAGTTGATATTGACAGGATCTATGTAGGTAAGGCCCTGTATAACAATGCTGTGCGTGGTGCAAGCGATAACTTTGACCATGTATGGGGGAAACATTGTTGGATCGGCGTTGTGCCGCCATCGCCTGCGCTCGAAACTCCGTCGGCCGGTTATACTTTTGTGTGGCCGAGGGACGGACAGATCAGGGGCATTCGCAGGTGGAGAGATGAAGATCATCACAGCGACAAGATCGAAGGCTTTATGTGCTTTGATGAGAAAATTACTGCAAGTGCATTAGGTTACATGATTGAAAATGCAGTTGCTTAATAAAACGATGGCCCCGGTTCTGCCGGGGCCTTGCTGAAAAGGGGAAATTAGTATGTGGAAGGTAACTAAAAAAGGATCAAGGCTAAAAGCTGACGGCAAGGTTTACAAGTACGGCGACACGGTGCCGGATAGCATTATACCGGACAGCTTTAAAAGTAGTTGCGTGAAGCAGAAGGAACAGCCTGCTAAAAAGCAACCGGCCAAGAAGGAGATGTAATTAATGGCTTTTAAGGGTAAAGTCCAGCGATGGTTAAAAATGAACGCCGGGCATGTAATAGCAAGATCCGGATTATGGGTTGGTGGTAATGCTGCAGCAAACAAGGTAGATAAGTTCCTTGTCGGTAGTGCCAGCGAAACGTCTGCAGATTTAACGGTTACATCAGGCAATCAAGAAAAGGTAGAAGTTACCGTGACCGGTGCTGCATTAGGCGACCTTGTAATAGCATCAATCAATAAAGATGCCAGCGATTTAATTGTAACCGGTTATGTAAGTGCAGCCAATACGGTGCAGGTATTAGTTGCAAATGAAACAGCCGGTTCAGTTACCATTTCGCAGCCTTATGAAGTTAATGTGTTAGTAATTCAAGCATAAAAGGAGCCTGCTATGTATTCTCAAGTTAGCGATGTTCAGCGACTAATAAAATGGATTACCTTTAGCAGTTCATCAAAGCTGACCAATGACGATATCGAAAGCATGATCAAGGAAGCCGATGCAGTAATAGACGCTAAAATAGGCCGGATCTATAATGTGCCGGTAACAGACAGCAACGATCAGATAATTTTAACTTATGCATCGGCAAGGCTGGCAGCTTATGAAGCTGCAAAGGTTTTAATTGTGCAGGCCGGGGGAGATTTACCGGCCATTGTTGAAGGCTGGAAAAATTCGGCCGACAGCTATATAGCCAGTATATTAAACAGCGACCTGACCCTTGAGAATACCGCCAAACGAACTGCAACCAGTGGTATCTACAATTATACCAGCCAGCCAGAAGCCCCGGATCGTATCTGGGAACTGGATAAGGAGCAATGGTAAATGACACAGGTTAATTTAAACTTTGAAATAGACGGTGAACAGCAGTTGTCGAGGTTTTTTGAACTGGCCGGGAATATTATTGCAGACTACCGCAGTATATTTGAACAGTGGGGCAACGACTTTCGCCAAACACAGGAAAATGTATTTGCAAGCGAAGGGGCTTTTGAAGGCCGGGCAAAATGGCAGGCCTTATCGCCAAAATATGCAGAATGGAAATCGCTATACTATCCCGGGCAGCCTATACTGACCAGATCCGGTGAGTTAAGGACATCATTAACCAGCGAAGGGGGCGACCATGTTTTTGATTACAAGGAAACTGAAATGTGGATCGGAACATCGATCGGTTATGCTATATTTCACCAGCGAGGAACCTATAAAATGCCGAAACGAAAGGTTGTTGAATTAACCGATCCGCAGAAAAAACGATGGGTTGATATTGCCCGGCAGGTTACATGGGAAGATATGCAGGCATTAGGCGAACCGACCTTATAAGGAGTTAGCTATGAGCATAGAGCAGGCTATTGACAAGGCCAGCGAATTGATACAGGCAGACATAAGCACCAAGTTACCGGAAGGCACTCCTGAGCCTGACAGTTACCTTGTCGGCAATTATGTGGGCCGTGAGGAACTACTGGCACAGCTTCCGGCCATTACATTTGATGCCCGGAATACTAATACAGTATCGCAGCAGGAAGGATACGAAGAACAGCAGCACGAATTATATTGTTGGGCTTTTATCGGCGAAGTAAATATCGAATACCTGCATAGATACGTGATGCGTTATGCCGAAGCCATGCGAAATATATTAAGGCCAGCATGGGGTAGTGGCTGGCATGACATCAGGATCGGGAATACGTTATACACAGGGGTTTTTGATGCCGGTCATTTTTTGGTGCAAGGCTGCCGGATCGAGTTTTCGGTCAAGGAAATAGTTGCTGATTAAAGGAGGTATCGTCTTGAAAGCTATCTACAAAGGGCCGTCACAGATATACAATGTAGGCGGTAAAACGTTTGAAAGGAACGGCAAGGCCGATGAAATATCTCAACCACAATTAAAGCAGGCCAAAGATAACGGCCATCGCTTTGAAGTAATGCAGGTTGAGAAGGAAAAGGAGGTTAATAAGTAATGGACACTGTTGTACAGAACATTCATGTTGGAGCCGGGCAGCTAAAGGTAGAAGATAACAACTCAACGGACGATGATGTCGAATATAAAGCAACCGAAGAAGGGGCCACGCTTGCTATAAGCAGAAATGTGGAGTTTATAGAAATAGCTGAAGCCATTGGTGCAACCGGAGGGTATATTACCGGCGAAGAATGTACCTTAAGTGTTAGTTCATTGGAAGCATCTGCCGAGCATATCCGGGAAGCATTAGGACACGGAACCATTGAAACTACTGCAGCCGGTACAACTCAAAAAGGGTTAGATGAGTTATCGTTCGGTGGATCATTTGAAATGTTTGACCGCAAACTGACCTATACTGCACCACGCAGGCATAACAGCAACCTGAATATTATTATCGAATTATATAAGGTTGTAGCAGTAACCGACATGGACCCGCAATTTCAAAAAAGCGATCCGACAGGTTTTGGGGTGCAGTTTAGGGCAATTAATGACATGACCAAAGATGCCGGTAAGCGTTTAGGCAAAATTACTATAGAAACTGCGGAAGAAACCGGTTAAGGAGGATCAGTATGAGCAAGCGACCAGCGGATAAAGTATTGAGCAGGGAAGGTGAAAAGGTAGTCCTCGGGGGCGAGACCTTCGAGGTCAAGCCCCTTGTTATTAAACATGCCCGGCAGTTCAGGGGCAAAATCATGGAAGCTATTGCAAGGGCAGGACAGCTTGAAAATGCAGGCGACATTAACGGTATTGTGGACACGGTAACCAGTTTTTTCGATGAAGATATAATTGAACTGGTTAAAATGGCGATACCGGAATTTGCCAATAAAAAGACTGAATGGATCGAAGAAAATGTGACCGAAGCCGAACTGCAGGAAGTTATGGGGGTGGCTGTGCAGGTAAATTTTCCGTGGATCTCCAAAATGGCCAGCCTCGGCAAGATGGGAACAATTATGAACAAGGCGAAGCAGAAGTAAAGCTGTTTGACCTGTTTATGCAGGAATACCCGGCCTATACTGTTAACAAGATAGAGGAAGAATTAACCTACGAATTACTGTATTTATTTGTTAGAACTGCAGCAGAACGCAGGCAGCAGCGAACCAAAAAGAAAAGCAATGTTACTGACATTGATATTGAGGATCTGGCAGAAGGCCGGGCCAGTTTGCAGGGTTTTGGAGTTGAAAAGGTGGTTAAACATTAATGTCGACCATATTAGGTGATCTGGTATTAAGGATCAGCGGTGATGCCAGTGGTGGCGAGCAGGCCCTTGGCGAAACTCAAGGCGGGCTGCAGGGAATAATGTCGCCTGCTAACATGGTAAAAGGGGCCATGATGGCCGGGGGCGTTGCTGCCACAGCAATGGCACAAAAGGTGCAACCATTAAACGAAATGACCGACCGGCTGGGTACAGTAACCGGTCTTGGTGGTGATGCAATAAGGGATATGACATTAGATTTAACCGATGCTACTTTTCCAATAGAAGATGTCCATGCAGGCATGGAAAAACTGGTTGAAATGGGTTACGATACCGAAGAACAATTCCGGGATATCCTGCCGGTAATGGATCAGTTTGCCGATGCAACCGGCCGTGATATTACCGATGCGATAGGTACAGCCGAAAAGGTATTAGGTGCGTTTAATATACCGATGGAAGAAGCCCACGAACATATTGATACACTTACTTATGTAACCGAAAAAACCAGTATTCCTTTAGGCACGTTAGAGCGAAATTTAGGACGTATTCCCGATGAACTTGATGCTATGAATATGGATCTTGACGATTCGGTTGCCTATATTGAAATGTTAGAGGATCAGGGCTATACAGGACAGGAAGCAGTTAGGGAGTTTAGAAGGGCCGTTGAAGAAGCCGGTGGGGATCAGGATAAACTTAATGAAATATTAAATGTATCAAGTGAAGAATTAGGAGAATATAACGAACGGATAGCTGGCGCCGATGGCCTAACTGCAGACATGGCCGATACCGTCAGGACTGGCCCTTGGGCTGAATTTCAGCAAAAATTAAGTGAGATAACTTATCAGTACGGTGAGCAGATTGAAATGGTCGGCCAGTGGGGCTTCGTTATGTCAGGTGCGATACCGGTATTAAGTTCACTTGGCGGTGGCATTAAAGCGTTAGGTGCTTTCGCAGGCAAGGCAATGATCCCGGCATTATTAGGGGCCGTGAAAGCAACATGGGCCTTTACTGCAGCATTATTAGCGAACCCTATTACATGGATTGTCCTGCTAATTGTCGGGTTAATAGCAGCTATAGTCCTGCTATGGAAAAACTGGGATCAGGTATCCGAATGGCTGGCTAAAAGTTGGGAATGGATCAAGGACAAGGCAACCGAAATATGGGGAGCGATAACGGACTTTTTTGGTGGTGTTTGGGATTCAATTAAAAGCATATTTACCGGAGGATCGGAAGATAGCGAGGGTATAATAACCGGCTGGCTTGACAGTGTTAAAGAATTTATTACCGGTATATGGGATAGCATATTAGATTTTTATGTCGGTATATGGGATAGCATATTAGGCCTATTTGGTACAAGCACAAAAGAAGTATTTGGCACAGTTAAAGACTGGTTGAACAGGATCTGGGATTTTATTACCGATATATGGGATAAGGTATTATCATATTATAAAAACATCTGGGAAGCTATAAAGGCCTTGTTCAGGGGCGACCTTAAAGCAGTAGGCGATCACCTGACCGCTGCTTTTGGTGGTATGTATGATTTTATACAGGGGTTATGGCAAAAGGTTTTAGATTTTCTTAACACAATAATTGGCAACATTGCAAGCAATATTCGCAATTATTTCAGCAACATTGTTGACAATGCAGTATCATGGGGCAGCGACATGCTGTCAGCAGCAAGGTCAGCAGCAGAGGACGTATTTAAAGCAGTAACAGATATAATAGGAGGTCTGCCGGGCAAAATGCTGGAGATCGGCAAGAATATTGTCAGCAACCTTGCAGATGGAATAAGAGGGGCTGCCAGCAGGGTTAAAGATGCAGCCAGCAATGTTGTGCAAAGTGTCAGGAATTTACTGCCATTCAGCCCGGCCAAAGAAGGGCCTTTAAAAGACGAACCTGATTTTGCCGATTATTTAATGGGTGGTATGCGTAAAGCCGAAGGTCAGTTAAGGTCATCGTTAGCTGGTGCGTTAGACGGTGCAGCAGTTGGGGCCGGAGGTTATGGTACGGCGAATATCTACCTGCAGCTTGACCGGAAAACCATTGCAAAGGCAGTAGGGCAGCCGTTAACGAAAGACATTATAGCAAAGACGGGAGTATAGTATGGCACAGTTATATATTTCAGGCGAAAAAGAATATTATTTAAAGCAATCACTTGAGATCGAAGATAGTATTAACGAACGGTCAACGGCAAGTTGTATTGTGCCTGATTTAGAGGGGATAAAAAATTTTGAAAAAGGCCAGCCGGTGTTAATTGTTAGTAACAATAAAGCCGTGTTTGGTGGTGTAGTGTGGGATTGTGATCCTGAATTAAGAGGTAATGCAAAGTTTCATCATTTAGATTTTGTGGACTGGCATTATTTGGCCGATAAAAGAATAGTGGCAATGGCTTATGACGATATAGATCCGGCCGTTGTAGTTAAGGCAATTATTGACGAGTATTTGGAAGAAGAAGGGGTAAAATATATTGAAGGTGGCGAAGGCCAGTCATTTTTACAGCCGGAACTTGTGTCTACTTACACTATAGATACCAGCGTGGACAGTTTTGATAATTTAGAGCAGGTAGTATTAAATTATGTTACTGCAGCAAGTGCCTTAGATGCATTGGAGGAAGCTGCCGGGGCATGGTGGAAAATTGAGCCTAACAAAAATTTGTATTTCGTGAAACGTGAACATTTTAATTACGGTAAAACGATAACTTTAGGCGATATAATTAAAGATAGCTTATCTACAGATATTAGTAACCATAAGTATAGGAATGTGCAGTGGGTTAGAGGTTGCCGGGATATTACCGATGAACAAATTGAAATACAGTTCGGCGATGGAGAAAAGCACGACTTTGCGTTAGGTTACAGGGTAGCAAGGAAGCCTGAAATAGCCCTTAATTACGGTACGGCATGGGAAGACGTGATGGTATTAATTAAAGGGTTAGAAGAAAAGCGAACCGGAAAATGTAACGTTGACGGCACATCGGTAGTTAGAACAGATGGATCTGAATTTACCGACCGCATGGTTGGAAAAATTATGGTAATTAACAGCACAAGGTATATAGTTGACACTGTTGTAGATACGAACAATATTACCTTAACAACATCGGCAGGCACGAACAATGACTTGGATTTTTATTTCCCGGCATGGTTCTGGGAGCAATTAGGTGAAACAGTAACGCAGCACAGGGAAGATCAGATCCTAACAAGCACCGACAGGGTAAGGGTAAAGTATTATGGAGCAATAGATATTATTATTAAAACGGAAGACAAGGAAGCTATATTGGAGAAGCAGGCTATTGAGGGCGATGGAACCGGCCGAGTTGAGAAGGTGCTAAACGCAAGCGATCTAACCAGCAGGAAGGCAGCCTTTGATGTTGGGAACCGCAAGTTAGAAAAATATGCAATTAAAGGGAAAAAAATAACCTTTACAACCTTGTTAAACGATATAGCGCCGGGCCATTTAGTGCCGGTTGATATTCCTGAATACGGGGTAGATAATGTTGAAATGCTGGTTGAGCATGTAGCTATAAGTGATCCGGGAAATGTTAACTATTTAAATTATACTATAACTGCAGTATATGGGCCAACAGAAAGATCATGGCAATCATTCTTTGGTGACATTGCAAAGGAACGAGATGTTGTCAGGGGAAATATCGGCGAAGATGAAGTGCTGGTGCAGTTTTGGAGTTATGAAAAAAACGATTGGAATACCGAGCCAGCATTAAATAATATATTAAAAACATTATACCCGGAAGATGAAGCAACTCCGGCCAGCGACTTATATCCGATGTATGATTATGAAGACCGAATTAAGTACGCAGAATTTGTTGTTGATGGTAGTGTAGCATTAAGGAAGCAAATGACAACAAGGGAAAACATGGAAAGCGATCCTGAAACGATGGTATATTTAAACCCCTTGGAAGCGATTGGCGAACTGCAGGAAATACACTGGTATGGGGGTTATAATGCTACAATCGAGGAAGGAACAGGGATAAAGGTTATAGAAGTAGTTAATGAATATATGCCACACCAGAAAACGAATGTTGAAACGATAGAAATAAGTAGAAAGGATAGCTGGTAATATGTACGAAAAAACTACATGGGAAGCTCAAACTCCGATATCGCCAAGCCGGTTAAATAATATGGATTCTCAATACAGCACAATTATGGAGCATTGGCAGAATAACTCTTTCAGGGTAGCTGTTAATGAGGAAATAAAGGTAGAAGTATTATCATCTGCCCCGACACACGCAGAGGGAAGGGTATATTTTAACAGTAATGACGGATTAATGTATTGTTCGTCAGGCACAAATTGGTGGCCTATTAAGGAGGCGTAAAATGGCCTATTCTAAAGTTAGCTGGGACGAAGCGAAAGCAATTACTGCTGCACGGTTAAATCAAATGGAAACTCAATATGACGAAGCTGTTCTTGCTGGAATAGATTTACGGAAAGATTCTTCTAAAGAATTTAGACTTGAAGTAAGAACAAATTTTCCGGGTTCCCCGGCAACGGGTAGAATGTTTTACCATTCACCATATAAAAGGGCATATTATTACAACGGTGCAGACTGGGTGGCGTTACCAGGCATACGGGGCGAAACACAATATAATTTAGGTGATGGCGAGGATAAATGGGTTACAGGTTATGGAACTGGCACACGCACACTGACAAAGGAATCAACCTATTTAAAGATATTATTAGGCGGTGGGGAAT